TGGACCTCACTTCCAGCTCCACACCTAGTCAGTTAGCTTTTGACTTTGATGATTATGATGGGCCGCCAGATTTGTGGCTTCTTCATCTATGGCTTACTACTGTTTAGTTTTTTATTGATGTTTTCTTCTATTTGTTTTTTTTGCTCGTGAAACATAGCATCATAATATTCTCTCCATTTTTTTTCTTCTGATGGCTTGATTAGAATATCAGCAATAGCTTCTCTGACTTCTTGTCTGATTATTTCTCGAAACTTATTTTTTATTGCTCCCATAACTTTTTCCTTTCTATGTAAAGAGAAATGATATCCTCGAAGTTGTCTGGCTTTCGTGGTGGTATTTTTGTGTAGATATTGTAGGCTTCAAAGCATCTGTTCTCGTTGTAAACTTTTTCGCTTAGTGCCTGGCATTCTCTTGCTGACTCGAGGTCGATTGTAAGCATGAGAATAACTGTGTGTGTCATTTTTGTAATCATATTCTGTGCTTTCTTTGTAAGCTAGGAGGTCTGGCAAGCAGAGCAGTAATAGACCTCCTAGCATGTTTTAGGGCATCTTTGGAGAAAGCACCACCCTAAAAAGGAATATCATCTGATTCAGTATCATTGTCAACAGATGATTGTTCCTGTTCTTGTTTTGGTGATAGCTTAAGAGACAGCATGATACCATATGAGCCTTGCTTGACCCATGCTGCAACTCGACTATTGTCTGATGGCAAATCAATCGTACCAGTAAACTGTGGAGCCATACCATTAGAGCTCTCATTGTCCCACATACGACCAACTTTCATATAGATGTCACGCACTACACTTCCATCTTTCTGTGTTGATTTGACAACGCATACTCGACTCTCGTTGCCATTGTCATTAAGTGTACCAGTGCCACTTAGTTCTTCATTGTTCGGTTGAAAAACTGCACCAGTATTTGTGTTATCATATTCCATAGTTATCCTTTCTAATTACTTTTCTAGGTTTCTGAAATGTACCAGACTTGCTAGATTCATTGCCGTCATCATCTGTGCTTTCATCTGGCACTAAGTTAAGCAGCCGTTGCAAAATGTATCGTGTCATGTAGGTAATGCCACTACCAATTTGCTGACTGCCTTTCTTGGTATCGTCCAAGCAAGTACACTCACTCTCAATGAATGTATCGCTAGGTATGTGTCGCAGTTGTATATTGAGTATTGGTGAATTATGTTCATTCACTTTCATAGTACCAATGCAAATGATGTTTTGCTTTTGCAACTCCATTTCAATCATAGGTATGATGTCCTTTACCTTCATGTACTTGGCATTGAACATCGCATTGTTACCCTCAACTTTTACTTTTTTGAACTCACACTTCATGAGTGCTGTATAGATATTATCTTTGGTCACGTTCTTTCTCCTTTCTTTCTATTTCTTTTTGTGCAGATTGTAATGCTGCAAGCTCTAATTCCAGGTCATGCCTTTGCTTTGCAACAAAAGCTTGTATCTCTGATATAGACACAAGCTTTGCAAGTACCTTTGCTTGTTGTATTTGGTTATTCAGTCCGTCCATTGCTTTCTCCTTTCATTATGTCATAAGCAAGTTGCATTGGCTTACGCAGCCGAATACTTCTTCTTCCGGTCTTTGATACTGATATTACTAGGTAATCATTGAACATCTCATACACATCATCAGTTACATGACTAAGCAGTCTTTTCTTTGCATCTGCATGCTTCTCTGCTTCTGCCATAGTCTGTATGTACTCATGTGTATCATTGGTAAACTCATTACTGTGCGCCATACTCTTTTGAATCTTCCTATCAATGGGGATTGCGTTGACCTCTGGTGGGTCCGCAACCCCATTGTCAGCTGGCTTGACTCTTGGCACAACATGGTTCAACCAAAACTTCTTCACTAGCTCCATAATCTTTTCTGCGTACAGTTCATTGTATTCGATATGGGACTGATGATACTTACTACCATTACCTTGAATGATTGATATAAATGCACCAGCACAATGATAACGAGTTCGTAATGGTCGTTGTTTCATCATATGTCTATGTAAGTGCATGTAAAACTGTACTTGTGGCATGTATCTTTCAATAATATCTTTGATAGATGTAAATGGATTTGTGTGTTTGCATTCGAGAACCCATTGCCTTTTGATGTTACCATCTTCATGCTCTTGATGCTGTGTTATCAAGCCATCAAGATTTGCAGCACAAGGAACACCATCTAATAGATAGATTCCAAGATTCTTGTTCCTTTCAATCATATCCATATCAAGATGATTTTCGTGATGCTTTACAAACCACTCGACATTGAGCTGTTCTGTTGTGATACCTATCTGAACTTGTAGATTGTCAGACAAATCTTCTGGCTGCTTCTCTCCAATTTTTTCGAGATAGAGACTTTCCCAGTCGCCTTTTACTAATCGGATGGTATCGCTACCACCGATGAATTTTGTTCTGTCCATGTGCTTTCTCCTTATTTATATAGACATCATAGTTTCATTGATGCAACTGGTCAAGAATTTTATCTATCTGAGCTGCAAAATTTTGTCGTTCATTGACATTGTTTTTCATAATGGCAAACACCTCAGAGAACGACGGAAAGATTTTGTAAGTACGGATTGCCATACCAAGAGCATGATGAACACAATCTGCTGGCAGTTCAGCAAGTTGCTCGAGGATTGCCTGACTCCTTTCTTCAACCTCTTCCATAGTTGAGTTGTATGGTTTGTAGAAAAGATATTTCCATTTCGATATGCGAGATGCAAGTTCTGCTTTGTTCATAGGTGTTAAGTATGTTTGCAGTACGTCACTTGCTTTCATTGCAGCAGTAGAATCTTGACAAGTAATCAGTGTCCCATTTATTTCTACACCATCAATCTCTTTCAGTTCATCTTTCATTTTGATGTTTGCAAAGGTTGGTGTGCGGAATGAGAGAATGTATTCAACAGCTCCCACTCCGTCTTTTACTAGATGTATTTTGTTTTCAATCATGATGACTCCTTCTTTTTGGTTAGTTTCTTCTCGATAAATCTCTTGTGATAGTTCAAGCTATCCTTCTCAATATTGACTAGCTGTTTGATTAGATTGCTAGCTTTCTCTAATGAGATTGGGAATGAGAGTTTAGTCATATCTTCCATGATATCCTCCCACTCTGTTATCTCATGGTATTGTTTGTCCTCAATGTGATAGGTGGTGCATGCTTTTTTCAGCGTATCAATAATGCGTAAGTTACGGAGAACTTGGTTCTGTAACTTCCACAACTGTTTGCCAGTCGCTGGCTTCTCAGAATTTTTTTCTAAGTTCATGTTTAGTGTTTCAATTTGAAGGTTGTCGAAATTGATTTGTATTTCCATTTGGAACTCCTGTTGTTAATCTATGTTTGATTCGTGCCGTATGAGATACGCAAAGACATCTTCCCATACTTCGTCTTTGATTATGACGCAATATCTTGGAGAGCCCTTCTTGCGTTTACATACAGCAAGGTCTTTGTCTTCTAGTAAGTTAAATACATTAGGGAATTGACTGGTATCTCTATATTTGACCTCAACAATTAAGTCTTGACCAGCTACATTTACAGTCAAATCCCCTCTGTACTCACCACCTAAACTGCCCGATAGTGGTTGTTTCTTTGTTCGTATTCCTAAATTATTAAATAATTTTAGAAACCATCTTTCGTGATAGCTTCCTTTTGCTTTACTTTTACTAACCATTTGTCCTCCTCATAACATTTCATACATATCTTTGTATTTTTGTAAGCGGAGACAACAAAGTATTGCGTTACTTGATTGCACACATCACAGGATACTGATGCTCTGGAATCCAAACCTTTATTTTTTTTGGAGTGTCGCAAGCTGTTCAATAGCCTTTTCAATTTTTGCAGCAGTCTCATAACGTAACTCTGTTCCTCTTAGCTGTCGATAGTATGTTGTCTTTGATAATCCAGCCCAGTTAAAAGCCTTGCGTAAGTCGACGTTCAGCTGTTCGGATTGTTGCGTAAGCTGCTGCAGATAACTTTTCATAATCAACATTATTATCATCTCGCTTTATCATTTGCAAGTACATATTGACTAATTTATTCCCACTTCCGGTAATATAATATTTTCTGATTGTACTTGGTGCTTTTTTATTTGCATACATAAATCTTGTTACTGAATCACAGGGAAGTGATATTACCAATCCAAGTTTATGCTCGAGAAGATTTAATGCTGCCGATAGTGTTCCTTGTCTCATATCTGGTATAAGTTTTGAAACGTGATTTGATAATACTATTCTTTGTTTTTTTTCCTTTGATAGATAGTACAAAGCTGATAGTATTCTAATCTGGTTTTTAGTAATCATGATATTAATCCTTCAAACTGGGTGGCTTGTGAGGCCACCCTTTTTTTTACAACTTAAGATGTAGTTGCTCATACATTTGTTCTGCTACATCACGCAAGAAATCATCAAGAACTACTGAGTTCATTCCTAATGTTTCAACCATAGATTGTAGCTCAGATACTGTCAGATTGTCTAGCTCGTCATTGACAGTATCTTTGATTTGCTCATTGATTGGGTGACTCACTTTTCATCTCCGTAATGAATCTCTCGTACCATTAGATTGGGTACGTTCGCTTCATTGCGTGAGTCATCTACAAAGTGATACATCTCTTTAATACTTTCAAGTGCTTCTTTTACTTTGCCAAACGAATATCGAACGTCCCAGCTTTTGATTCGTTCTTCATCTTCGTGTAGTGATTGATAGAATAGAAAGTCTTTCTGTACTCTCTCTTCTAGTGTTACCATTTCTTTACCTCTTACTGATTTTTGTATACTCATAACATTAACTCCTTTTGTTTTGGCTCTTCGCCTAGTTTTTCTTTTATGTTGACAAGAAACTGCTCATTGGTAACTGGTTCGTCACAATGAGTTGTACCTCCGTAATGCTCTGACTTTCGTGCTAGCATATACGAACGATACCCAGTTTCTGTCAACGGACTCTTTACTTGATTACCATTTACATCAGTTACATGCAGTTCAAAGTGGTCTACCACATAGGGCATACCAGACTCTGAGTAATTCAGATAGTCTCTCCGAACTGTTACATTGTGTGTCAGATTATTCCACACAAATGTTCCTACGTTTTCATATTTCCTGGAAGTGTTCATCAGCTCTCGACTCATAGTACTGTCTGTCTTTCTTGAAATATGCTTTTGGCATTGGCATATCTTGTCCACTATTGGCAAGGTTATACTGAAATGTTTGTGCATGTTCTTTTTTGAATCTTTCTTCCAACCAATACTCTGCAAAGTGTGCGTCACCTTCTTGTCTCATTAATGTGACAATGCGAACTCCATCTTCTTTGATGTTGAGTATTTGTGCTGACAATCTCATGCAGCCGTATTGGAATAGTGCTTCCTTTGGTGTGATACCACCATGAGTCTTGAGATGGTTAAGTATCTTATCTTTCTGTGTTTTGTATCTGTCCATTAGTTTACCTCCGTAACAGTTGTTGTGAATTGTAACTCTGGTACTGGTGACTCAGGTCCACTCTCGATGTGAATATCAAGAGTACGACATAGCTCTGTAGCATATACACGCTCCAGAGTTTTTTTGATTTTTGTTCCATCTTTGTTGTAGAACTTTATGGTGTAGTCATCAGCCCAAGTCAGGTCAATGTCGACTCTGCCTTTGTGCTTGAATCCATTGCATATCATTTTGATACCAGCTCTGCGTTCCTTTGATTCCGGTAATGCAAAACAAGTATGTCCAACGATTACTCCCCAACAGTTTCGTGCGTTTGCATCAGCGAAATCTATCTGTCGAAGAATCTCTTTCGAATAGTAGAATGTTTGTTTGTTCATTGCTTTCTCCATGTTTAGTTTATCATTTGTTAAAAAATTTACAAGCCCTCAGAACAGAAACAGATTGCATGGTCAAGGACACGAAGTGCCGAAGGGTATCCTTGACCAGAGAGCAAGATGTTACTGTTAGAGGGACGGCTACTTAATACTTACACCTCCGTATGCATGGGAGTATTTTAGTTTTACTCTGTCATAGATTTTTCTAAGCTCAACACAATGCTGGATTGCTTCTGACAATGTGTTGTAGAATTTACGCTGACAGAATCCATGCTCCCATTCTACTACTAGGTATTTACCTTTTGCTGCTGAATATATCTCTACATTTCTGTCTATCTTCAGCTGTGCAATACGTTTACCATGTGTTCTATCTAGTATAAACATCTCTTCGTCATTCAATTTAAATTCATCATTGTATATTTTTTCCATAGCTTTCTCCTTTCATTTTTATGGAATACTCATACTCGTTACTACACAATTCAATCTGACGCTGTAGCGGTCACTAGTTACGCCAGCCCCCACTCACCCATTAGCTCCAGCTCGACGCAGCCAATGAGTGCCAAGCTGGACGCTGGCACCATTGCTGCTAGAGCTGTTCAGCTAAAGGTCTCGATGACCCCTAGCATGAACTGCTCAAATAATCCTGAGAATAAAATGGTAAACCAGAGTAGCAGAAATGCTACTCCAAGTATCTCTTCTATAGTTGACCTCATGGCTTTCTCCATAACCAGATAATAAATCCTAGTATCATTAGATTACCTATCAAGTAACTTGCTATAACTGTTGCTAACATATCTTTCTCCTTTGTGTTGAGGTGAGCAGTTTAGCGACTTGCTCAGGTCTTTCGTGATTAGCTTTCTGACTTAAGCTGTTTCTTTGTTGATGCTGTGTTGTCAACAGTTTCTGCTGCACGTTTTGGCATCTCAGCAAGAGTCCTTCTAGGTGTGGACTCTAGGTTCTGAGACTCAAGCACTTTATCCACAGCTTGTTTCATAACTCGCAACTCTGATTGAGTCACTTGAGCTTGCTCGATTTTATTATCCAATCTTTCTAGCGTGGTGGAGACTGTGTTAGTCGTTTGGCATCTCTCCCATTCTGCATCATACTCGCTAGATGTATCAGCTATGTATTTATCCTTGTTCTTAATCTTCCATTCAAGGTCTTCACTAGCCTTTTTCAGCTCGTAATAACGCTGCCAGTCATTTGTGATAATGTCGTAGAATGCTCTCACGTTGTGTACTAAATCTTTACTCATAATATTACTCCTTTCATATATTGTTAATTTATGCAAACAGGTGTCCAGCAAACGACTGTAGAGCAACATCTAATTTGTTCCGCGAGGAATTGCGTCTACCAGCAAGGGGAAATTAGTTGTTGGGTAATACAAAGACCAGCCAGCACACTTCTGCTGGCAAGACTGCACCGCACTCTACCAATGTCGTTTGATGGTAAGACTGGTCAGTAAATTAACATCATGAAAGGACTATATTATGGGTGAAGCATTTACGTACACTCGTGAAGAGCGTTCGGAGACATTATCTCAAATGACCTCTTGGTGGCTGTTTTGGGGGCTGAAAAAGAGCAGCTAGTGAAATTAAGACCTTGACATGGTGGATAAGAACAAGGTTAAATCGTAGCTGGTACAATCTAGCATGATGAAGAAGGAGAGATGGCAAATGACACACAGGCTAACAACAAAGCAGAAAGCATTGGTTGATACACTCGTAGCAAGTGGTGGCTCAATCACAGATGCGAGTAAACAAGCTGGATACAGTGCTGGAGAATCAGGCAGAGTCACAGCTAGTAAGGCTCTGAGATTGCCACATGTGCAACAGTATATGATGACTTGCATCAACGAACAGCTAAGTATGAATGCTACGAAAGCCCTGAGTAAGTTGGTAAACCTCTCTGATAAAGCAAAGAGTGAGTATGTGCAACTAGAAGCTAGCAAAGATTTACTAGATAGGGCTGGTTTCAAAGCAGTAGACAGAGTAATGCATAATCATATTGGTTCGATATCAGTCAACATAGACCTATCATGATTTGCTGATAGTATGCTGTGGAATATAACTGTAGGTGGGTGGCACCCCAAAAGTGACACCACCACAGTTGCAAGGGATAGTTCACTAACATTTATGGAGAAAAAAGCTTGATAAATATTTTTTTACAGTTAAAGGGATTGATTATGCGTGTTGCTGTGTTAATGTCGAATATATTGAGAAGGAGAAAAGATGCCGAAAACTCCAGCGTGGCAAAGAAAGGCAGGGAAGAATCCGAAGGGCGGCTTGAACGCAAAAGGTCGAGCAAGCTACAAGGGAGGAACTCTAAAAGCTCCAGTAA